ATGTTGTGATGGCGGCGAGGTGGTGGACATGATTGCTTTGCCCGAGAAGGCTTGTAAAAAACCATGAGCGCATTTGTCGGGTCTTCGTATGCAATGCGCAATCGTTCAGGCGCAAAGCAGCGGGCGGTAAACCTCATCCCTGTGCCTGTAGAGGGCGCTGGCGAGCCTGTTGGCAAGTCGTTCAAGGACTGGCCCGGGTTGGTGGAGTTTGCTGACCTTGGCGCGCAGATTCGCGGGGCCATCAACAGCAATGGGAGGCGCTTGGTTGTCTCTGGTTCATCGCTGGTTGATCTGGCGTCGGATGGCACGACAACTAGCCGTGGTTCGCTTGGTTCGTCTACTGGACTGGTTGACTTTGCTGCCAACGCTTCGCAGATTTGCGTGACGGACGGGGCGAGTCTGTACGTTATGAACAGGGCCACCAATGTGCTCACAACGGCGGCTGGTTATGGAGGCGGATCACGAATCGACGTGCTGAACGAGTTCCTGTTTTTTGTTGACGCGGGAACTGGCCGCGTTGGCTGGACCAATGTCGGTGATGCCGCAACGATTGACGCGCTGGACTACGCAACAGCAGAGGAAAGCCCTGACAACCTCATCTGCCCGATTGTTTCCGGTGGCGAGCTGCTGCTGATCGGCAAGAGTTCGATTGAGGTTTGGCGCTTGATCGGTGGTGATGAGGTGATTGTCCCGTCTGGCCGCTCTATCGAGGTTGGTTGCGATTCGCCCATGACGCCTCGCAGGCTGGACAACACTGTTTTCTTCGTTGGCACTGACGAAGAACGTGGGCAGCGTGGCGTGTTCAAGATCGCTGGATCTGTGCATCAGCGCATCTCTACCCGCTGGGTGGAAGAGTTGATCAGCGGACTGGATCTGACTGAGGCAGTTGGGACGGCGTTCTACTTCGAGGGCAACGCCTTCTATGCACTGAACGTGCCCACACTTGAAACAACGCTTGTCTATGACGTGATGTCTGGCCTGTGGTTTGAGGCTGGTGATTGGGTCAATGGTGCATGGCAGCAAGTGCGCTGGAATGTCCACCTGTCGGCATTCAACAAGACGCTGCTAGGTGGCGCTGACGGGAAGCTGTACGAACTCGATGCAACAGCATCAAGCAACGATGGCGACGTGCTGCGACGTGTTCGCGTGATGCCTGAAATTCGCAGGGCTGACGGTAAGCGCATCCGCTTCCCAGAACTGCGCGTTATCTGCGACACGGGGGCCGGTGGAAACCTCATGGTGCGTTGGTCAGACGACAGCGGAAATTCATGGGGCGACTGGGAATACATAAGCCTTGGCGACATCGGCAACTTTGACCACTGGGTGAGCCTTCACGCTATGGGTTCGGCGGATCGGCGCACATACGAGCTGGTCGTCACCGATGCGGTGCCGTGGAATCCCTCTGACGTGATCATCAGGACAGTATGAGCACACTTCTTCTGTCGTGGTCAGCGCGCGTGCCGGTTGGCTACGCTGGCAACGTTCCCGTGTACGCGTCAAATGAGTGGCTCAAGTACGACGAGCAGCGCAGGGAACGGGCAGGAGGCAATCAGGCCCTGACAAACATTGAGCTAGAGCAGTCTGCCCTTTCGTCAGCCTTGAATGTGTTTGCGCGCGGAGTGCCGCAGCCTCAAAAGGCCGTCAAACAAGGCTCATATGTGATCGTTTCGCGTGGCGTTGATGGGTACACGGTAACGGTTGACATTGAGGCGATCAAGGCAGACATCATCCCATTTTTGCCTCGTCATCAAGCCGCAAAACACAAGCCAGACGAAGCGGGCGCAGTGATTGCAAACAGAATCTTTGGAGCTAGGTAAATGGCTATGTATTCAAGAGTTCTTCTGTCAGGCAGCACGAACGGAAAGCCCATCCCAGTTGCTGCGACCGCTACGCCTGGGACGCTATTGCACACAGCAATCAGCGGCACATCTGGGTTTGATGAGGTCTACTTATGGGCGACAAACGCCACGGGGGCAGCAGCAACACTGACAATTGAGTTTGGCGGCGTCACAGACCCTGGTGACCTAATCACAAAGGCTTTGAGCATCCCAGCAAATAGCGAGCCTATCCCAATCGTGACGGGCCAGAACATCAACAACGCCTTGGTGATTCGTGCGTTTTCAGGCACGGCAAGCGCCATCAACATCACCGGCTTTGTGAACCGAATCTCGTGATCCACCTAGACGAATCAAGGCGGGAAGAGGAATGACGAACTTTGTCAAATACGGCGGAATGAATGAGGTGAATGTATGGGCTTTCTAAGCAATATCCTGAGCTTCGAGAAGGTGAACATCGGCGGTATTCTCGGGAAGCTCGCAGACAACCCAGAGAGGGCGCTAATTGGGGCCATCGACCCGTTTTCGTCAAAAGTATGGAGCGGTGTAACTGGAAAGGATTACCAACCATTGGTTGACCAGTGGGGCGGAGCCACGCCTGATACATACGCCAAAGCCAAGGCCCTTGGAATCGATACAAGTTCATCCAGAACCATGCAGGACTTGGCTACCGCAATTGCTGCATATGAGGCCGGTTCGTATGGGGCTGGTCAGCTCGGAATGGGCGGGGCAGGAGGCGCGGCAGGTTCAGGCGCTGGCGCTGGGGCGACTCCTGCGGCAGCAGGTAGCGCACCAAGCGCATTCGGTTCTAGTGGCGTACTGAATGCTGGCTCAATCGGTAAATATGTTGCCGCTGGTTTGCCTCTTGTCAGCAGCGCCATTCAAGCGCAGTCATCAAAGAACGCGTTAGACCAGATCCGGCAGGCATCGAATCAAGCCGATGCCACGCAGCGGTATTTCTACGATACCAGCCGCGCAGACAGCATGCCTTTCTTGCTGACTGGCTACGGCGCAAACGACCAGATCAACTCCGACTTGGCGAATGGCGCCTTCAAAACGCCAACATTCGACCAGTACCAGAAAGATCCTTCCTATGACTGGCAGCAAAAAGAAGCGTTGAGGCTTGGCCAAAACACAGCAGCAGCCCGCAATGGCCTATATCGAGGCTCTACGGCTTCGGCGCTCCAAGACCGCGCGCAGAACATTGCCAATAGCGATTACACAAACTGGTTCAACCGCACCCAGGGCGCACAGGCAAACCGCGTGAACATGCTCAATGCGGTACGCACTGGTGGGCAGGCAGCAGCCAACACAATTACAAGCACAGGGACCAATGCAGCCAATCAGATCGGCGCTAACCAGGCCGCCTATGGTGATGCTGCTGGCGCCAACGCATTAGTTCAGGGTAATTTGTTAGGCGGCGCAATCAATCGTTTGAGTAGCTATTTTGGCGGAAGCGGTAATGGCTCCGCATCGCCAAACACACCAAAGACAAAGTTCCTTTGGGATAGCAATTCGTACGACAACGGCAACGGTTTCGCATAAAGGGGAAGATATGCCGGGCGCAGGAATATTTGGAAATTTGCTGGCACAGCAGCCACGCACACCTGAATCATTCATTGCCGATAGGCAGGCGAATGAAGCATCAGGCCTAACCAACGCGCTGAGTGCTGCAAAGCTGGACGAGTACCAGCAAGGATTGCTGCGCGATAGCAAATTGCGCAACATGCTGGCGTCTGGCGCCGGTTCTGATCAGTTGATACAGGGCGGATTCTTGAAGGAGGGCATGGACCTCTCAAAGAACAAAGCGGATGTTGGAAACATCAACTCACAAGAGGCCAGCCACAGGGTTAAAGCGTTTGCTGATAAGGCGGCAGTCATGCGGTCTAGCATCGGGTCTGTACCAAACCCGCAGGCGGCAGCTAGATACATGCAACAAGCCTTTGCTGATCCTGATATGGGCCCGGTGATGAAGCAATTCGGCACGCTTGAAGAGGCTCTATCCGAGATCCCGAATGATCCTAACGGGTTCAGAAATTGGCAGATGCAAGCCTCTGAAGGTATCGGTAAGTTGGCTGATCACGCCATGAAGCAGCAAGAGTTCGGCCTGAAGCAGAACCAATTCGGCGAGACTGTGCGCCACAACAAGAGCACAGAGGGTATCCAGATTCGCGGTCAGAACCTTGTTGATGCCAGAGCAAAGGACGGCAACACACTTAAAGCCGCAGAGATTCAGGCTGGTGGAAAGCCTCCGCCTGGCTATCGCTGGAATCCAGACGGGTCACTTACCGCTATTCCAGGCGGACCAGGCGACAAGCTTCCAGAGTCACAGCAAAAGCAGGTTGTTGGCGTTCAGAATCTGAGCAACGCGATTCAAGAGTATCGGCAGGCGCTGAAGTCGTTCGGTATGCTTGACGCCTTGAATCCAGACCAACGCGCCATGATGGGAACAAAGTACAACAACATGATGTTGCAGGCCAAGGAGGCATACAACCTCGGCGTGCTGAACGGGCCTGACTTTGACATTCTGCAAAGTGTCGTTACCGACCCGCGCTCGCTCAAGGGTGTCATCACGTCAAACAAGGCGCTTGATACGCAGGCATCAGAGCTTGACCGCATCATGAGCGGGGTTGCTCAGACTTCCAGCCAACTCAAACCACGCGGCGGTGCAACACAACCATCTAATCAAGGCCCGAAGGCTGGCGATGTTGATGGAGGCTACCGCTTCAAGGGTGGCGATCCATCCAATCCAAGCAATTGGGAAAAGGTGAAGTAATGGCCGGACCTTGGGAAAAGTATGCGCAGCAGCCCTCGCAGGATGGGCCGTGGTCGAAGTACGGGGCCGCATCAAGTGATCCTGTTGCACCGCAAACAAGCCTTCTCGATGACATCAAACAAGGCGTCGGCAACGTTGTTGCTGGCGGGATTCGCGGGGCTGGCTCTATTGGCGCGACGTTGCTCTATCCAATCGACAAAGCAACCGACCTCATCAAAGGTGATCGCGGCCCAAACGTCACGGGCCTGGTCACTGGCAAGCAGCCATTGAGCCGCAACGAAGAACGCAGGCAGCAGATGGACGCAGCCTTGCGCAGCCTTGGTGCTGATCCTGATTCGCTGATGTACAAGGGCGGCAAGCTGGCCGGTGAGATTGCTGGTACGGCTGGCGCTGGTGGTGCATTGGCGAACGGAGTACGAATGACTGCGGCAGTGGGTGGTAAAGCCATCCCGGCAGCGATTGAGCCTTTCTTGAATGCCGTTGCATCGTCTGGCATGACCACGGGCACCACCGCAACCGGTGGTAGGGAGCTTGTGAAAAACCTGCTTACGCGAGCAACAGGCGGCGCTATCACTGGTGGCGTTTCTGCTGGACTTGTAGATCCAAGCCAGGCCAAAGATGGCGCAATTGTTGGCGCAGTTCTTCCGCCTGCTATAGCTGCTGCGGGCAAGGTTGGGTCAACCGTTGGAAAAGGCATTAGCACAACAACCAAGAATGTCTTGGGCCTTACTACGGGCGTAGGCGCTGAACCAATCAGTCAAGCATTCAAGGCCGGTAAGGCTGGAAACAAGACATTCATCGATAACCTCAAGGGCGATGTTCCGCTGACTGATGTTCTTGACAATGCCAAAGCCGGATTGCAGGCGATGAACGCAGCCAAGCAGGCTGAGTACCGTAGCGGCATGGTGCCAATCAAAGGCGATCAGTCTGTATTGAGCCTTGCGGGCATTTCCAAGGCAGTTGACGATGCAAGCCAGGTTGCCACCTATAAGGGTGTCGTCAAGAACGAATCAGCCAATGCAGCAGTGGAGCGCATGCGTGCAGTTGTTGATGAGTGGAAGCAGCTAGACCCTGCGCAATTCCACACGCCTGAAGGACTGGACGCACTCAAGCAGAAGCTAGGCGGCATCCTTGAAACCATCCCATTCAACGAGAAATCGGCACGGATGGCTGCAAGCAAGGTATACAACGCAACAAAGGCAGAGATTGAGTCTCAAGCCCCAACATACGCAAAGGTGATGAAGGGCTATCAGACGGCATCAGATCAAATCAACGAGATTGAGCGCGCCCTATCTCTTGGTGATCGTGCTTCGAAAGACACTGCCATGCGCAAGCTGCAATCGTTGATGCGCAACAACGTGCAGACCAACTATGGGAACAGGCTAAATCTGGCAACTGCACTTGAGAATCAGGGCGGTGTTGAATTGATGCCTGCGTTGTCTGGTCAGGCGTTGAACTCATGGACGCCGAGAAGCCTTGCGGCTCAAGGCGGCGGGCTTGCAACTGCTTTTATGAGCATGTCAAATCCCGCTACTTTGGCGGCACTTCCATTGCAAAGCCCGCGCCTGGTTGGTTCTCTTGCTTATGGGGCTGGGCGCTTGGCATCCGGACCCGGATCGAGCATGTCGCCAGCAGTGGGCGCAAACATGCTAAACGCCTTGTCTAACGATCCATCTGCTGTTGCGCAGTTTGGTTATCGCTCCGCCCCCGTGTTAGCGACTGGCCGGTAAGCCCTCGCCACAAGCCCCACAGGAACGCCAGGAAGACGATAAAAACCGCCTTCCATATCTTGAATTCGAGATAGTCCAAGCATCACCCCTCAAACCCGCCTATAGCGGGTTTTTTCATTTCCGAGGCCAAAACATGTCATTTCAGTTCACGTCCGGTCGGTTCAAAGGTTGGGCAAGTGACGGCACGCCCCTCGCAAGCGGCAGACTTTACACCTACGCAAGCGGGACGACAACCCAGAAAAATGCATTCACGGATTCAGGCCTTGGCACGCCATGCACGTACACCAGCGACGGTGTGGGCGGGCTGTACATCGCCCTGGATGCTCGCGGTGAGGCCCAATTGTGGCTTGGCACTGGCGCTTACACGTTTGTCCTGAAGACATCGACGGGCGCTAGTGTTTGGACGGTTGACGGAGTTCAAGACCCAAAAGGCGAGGTTGACACGCTGCGCGCTGACCTGCTCGACACAACCACCGACACGAAAAATGCCGCCTTGGTCTATTTCAAGGAAACCGGCTCCAACATGGTCGCCCGCAAGGTGCTGGACCGCTTGCGCGAGAAATC